CTGTACCGCCGTTCGGGCGACGCCGACTCCGTGCGGGCGAAGGACCTGCCGCTGTACCGGGTGCTCGCCAAGCGGCCCAACGCGTGGCAGACCCGCTACGAGTGGGTGGAGGGCATGTGCCTGCACCTTGGGTTCTACGGCTCGGCCTACAACCTGAAGGTGCCCGGTGCCCGTGGCAGCGTGACCGAGCTGCACCCACTGCACCCGTCTGGCATGGAGGTGCGGCAGGAAGATGACCACACCCTGACGTACCTGTACCGCAAGCCGGGCACGGGGCAGCAGGTGGTGTACCGCGACGACCAGATCATGCACGTCCGGTGGCTGTCGTTTGACGGCGTCAACGGCGCGGTGCCGGTGGACGTGGGCAAGGACGCAATCAGCCTGGCCCGGTCGCTCGAGCAGTACGCCGCCACCTTCTACCGGAACAATGCCCAGCCGGGCGTGGTGCTGCACACCGAGCAGGCCCTGCCGCGTGAGGTGCGTGAGCAGCTGCGTGAGCAGTGGAACAACCGGCACCGCGGCCCGTCACGGGCAGGCGAGGTAGCGGTGCTCTCCAACGGGCTCAAGGTCGATACCGTCTCGGCCACCAACCAGGAGAGCCAGCTGGCCGAGCTGTGGATGCAGGCGCTGTTGGCCGTGTGCCGGATCTGGAAGATGCCGCCGCACATGGTGCAGGAGTTGGGCCGGGCCACGTGGGGCAACCTGGCTAGCGAAATGGTGAGCTTTGAGAAGTTCACGATTCAGCCGTGGCTGCGTCGCATCGAAGGGGCGATTGAGCGGGACATCCTCGGCGACGATGACGACCTGTATGCCGAGTTCTTGGTCGAGGGCCTGCTGCGGAGCGACATCACAACCCGCTACCAGGCATACGAGGTTGCCGTGCGAAACGGGTGGATGACGCCCGAAGAAGTGCGGCTGAAGGAGAACATGGGGCCGATGCCGGAAGGCGAGGAGCCCGAGGAGCCGGCCGCGCCGGCCGCCGAGCCGCCGGCACCGGAGCCCGAGGACGAGCCCGAGGACGAGGAGGGTGACGCCGATGGCGGTTGACCTGACTCCCACGGAGGGCATGGCCTCGGCCGCCAAGCGTGGCCTGAGGCTGCACGAAGAGGGCAAGAGCGGCGACGGGCTCAAGCCCGAGACCGTCGCCCGTGCAGGCCGGCTGAGCCGACGCGAGCAGATGAACGAGGATTGGGTGCGGGAGATGAATGCCTGGTTTGCCCGGCACGAGTCCGACCGCAGGCCGGGCTGGGATGACGCGGGCAAGGAGACGCCGGGCTTCGTGGCGTGGCTGCTGTGGGGCGGTGACGCCGGGCAGTCGTTCGCGGCCCGCAAGGTGGCAGAACTGGACCGAGAAGGCGACAGGAGCAATTCCATGGAAGGCATTATCGAAAAGCGTGACATGCCCTTCGAGGCCGACGACGAGCTGGTCATTGAGACCCGCGCCGATGGGCGGCCGGTCATCAAGGGCTACGCCGTCGTCTACAACCGACTCAGCGTGGACCTGGGCGGGTTCCGCGAGCGGATTATGCCGGGAGCCTTTGACGGGGTGCTCAACCGGCAGCGGGGCCGCAGTGACCTCGTGAGCTACTACAACCACAACCCCGACATCTTGCTGGGCCGGGAGTCGAGCGGCACGCTCGAGGTGTTCTCGGACGACAAGGGCGTGGGCTACATCGTCACGCCGCCGGCCACCAGGGCCGACATCGTCGAGCTCATTTCGCGTCGGGACGTGAAGGGCTCGTCGTTCACGTTTAGCGTGGACAAGGGCGGCGAGGCGTTCGTGACCGACGAGGGCGGCCGGGCGATCCGCGAGGTGCGGGCCGCCACGATTTACGAACTGGGGCCGGTGGTGCAGCCGGCGTATCCGAGCACAACAGCAGCAGTGGCCATGCGTTCGTTCCAGGCTTGGCTTGCGGAGCAAGTTACACCTGAGTCGATGCCACACTCGGCGAGCGGACCCGACGTGTTTAAGGCATCCATGCGGCTGCGAGCCGCGCGACTCAGGAGCTTCATGCGTGGCAAAGCCCGGTGATCCCTGTCCGAAGTGCGGCAAGGGACGCATCCGTACACGCTCTAGCCACCCGCTCGACGAGCAGCGTCAGGTGCGGTATTTGGAGTGCCAGGCGTGCGACTACAAGACCAAAGCCATCGTCGCTGCGCTGCATGTGTGGCGTCGGTCTTTTGTACCGTACAAACAACCTTGATGGCTGAGTGCCATTCGTCCCGTAGCGTGAACGACAGACACGGATCTGTCACCCACTACGGGAGTGCCAAGGATGGCCGCTTCGCTCAACAAGCTTCAAGACCGCGCCGCCGCTGTGGCCGCGCTGCTCGACGACCTGGCCAAGGTTGAGGATCGCACCGAGGCCCAGGCGGCCGACGTTGTGAAGCTCAGCGCCGAGGCGACCGAGCTCGAGGAGCGGCTGGCCGTCGAGACCGCCATTGCCGAGAAGGTGGCGTCGCTGCGTGGCAAGGTGGCCGCGACTGCCAAGCCCGTGGCCGTTGAGGCTGCCGAGGCCCCCGTCACTCGGAAGATGCAGCACGTCGGCCGGCTTCGTGCGTTCAAGAGCGCGGACGACGCCGAGATCTGCGGCCGGTGGCTCAAGGGCTACGTCTTTGGCCGCTCCGAGGATCGTGCGTGGTACGAGCGGAACGTCGAGAGCCGCGCCCTGTCGAGCGACGACAACAGCAAGGGCGGGGTGTTCATCCCTGAGTCTTTCGCTGCCACCGTCATTCGGCTGGTTGACGAGTTCGGTGCCATCCCGTCGCAGGCCAACGTAATTCCGATGTCGAGCAACACGCTCTACATCCCGCGTCGGGTCAGCGGCAACACCGCCTACTTCGTGAGCGACAACACCGAGACCACCGTGTCGGACATGGCGACCGACAACGTGATGCTGTCGAGCAAGGATTGCCGGGTTGCGACCCGCATTCCTAACTCGCTCATTGAAGACTCGGCCATCAACCTCGCCGACCTGGTCGCTCAGGAGTTCGGCCTGGCCCTGGCTCGCAAGATCGACGACGCTGGCTTCGCTGGCGACGGCACCTCGACCCACGGCGGCATCCGGGGTATCCAGTGGAAGTTCGAGAACGAGACGCTCACCGCTGGCAAGAACGACAGCGGTGAGTCTTCGCTCTCGGCCATCACGGTGGACGACTTTGCCGAGACCATCGGCAAGCTGCCCAGCTACGCTCGGGCCGGTGCCGGCTGGTACGTGACTCCGCAGGTCTACAGCACGGTGATGCTGCCCCTGATGCTGGGTGCCGGTGGCGTGTCTGCCGCCGAGCTCTCCGGCGGTGCCAGCGAGCAGCGGTTCATGGGCTATCCCGTCTATTTCAACAACAGCATGCGGACGGCCCCCACGGCGAACCAGGTCGTGTGCCTGTTCGGCAACCTGCGGCTGGCGACTCACTTCGGGCTGCGGCAGCAGATCGCCATCCGGGCCTCGACGGATCGCTTCATTGAGTTCGACCAGACCTACCTGCAGGGGCTCTGCCGTTTCGACGTCGTGACTTCGGACGCGGGCGATGCCTCGACGGCTGGCCCGGTGGTGGCTCTCACGCTCTGACCTTCTGACATCCACAAGGAGTGATTGAACAATGGACCCTGTAGCGAACACGAAGAGCGTCGTGAGCCTGTCCGCTGCCGCTGGCGTTGCCTCGGCTGGCACTCACACGGTGGCCATCGACTGCCTCGGCTTCGATGCGGTGAGCATCGACGTGGGCTATCGGTCGATTGCGAACACCTCGGCCCCGAGCGTGGTCAGCGTCAAGCACTCCGACACGGATGGCTCGTACGCCGCGATCACCGGCTTGGTGCAGGGCACCGACTACACGGTCGGCGCTGTGGCCAATACGGCCACGGTCAACGTGACTCGGTTCAACCTGACCACCAAGGCCCTCAAGCGGTACCTCCAGGTGGCGGTTACCCCGGCGGCCGATGCGACCAGCAACGCGACCAACAACACGGTTGTCGTGGCGGCTCGCCTGGGCAAGGGTGAGGCTGGCGTGGACTCGGCAGCTGACGCCAACGTGGTCACGCTGGTGGTCAAGTAGTTCTGGCTGATTGACGATTCTCCAACCAAAGGAGGATGCCGTGGGCGCGGCGTCACCGGTGGCAGGGATCAACCCTGCCGTATTGGACACAGGCTCCGGGCCGGTTCGCGTCATGTGCGCGATGTCGGTTCCCAGGCTCGGCTGGCAGGACCATATGTTCTGCTGGCCCCGTGGGCTCATTCCCTACGGCATCTCGCCGGTGCGGCTGGAGGGGGCCTTCTGGGGCCAGTGCCTCGAGCGGGTGCTGACCGAGATGATTGAGTTGGACGAGGATCCCAAGGCCCCGCCGCTGTGGATCCTGACGCTCGACTACGACACCATTTTTGAGGGCGACGC